CCTTGAAATTAGTCAAGATGTAAGAGATTTAAATTTTGTACCTGAAGATGTTACCTTTCAAACAAAAGATTTAGACAATTCTTTATCTGTATACTTTATTAATAAAGAGGGAAAGTTAATTCATAAGAATACAAAGTATAAGTGGGTTGATGATAATGATTCTCTTTTCAAAGGCCATTTAAAAGAAGAGTCTCACACTTTAGACGATACAAGATACCACGGAGACTTGAGATTTTACTGCTTCGAAAACATTGATAGAGATGGCAAACAATTTAGTATTATACTTGACTATGTTGCTAGGTTTACAGACGGTAAGATTCAGAGTATTAAGCTTGAAAAATCTGAAGTAAAGGATACAACAGATAAAAAAGAAGACCTACAGCGCATGTTTAGTGAGATGGAGAAACATAAAAAATTGTGGTATAATAAGTATTTTTTTAACACAAGGTTATATAAAAATTTTATTAAAAATCCTATCTTTTTTATAGTGAGATGCCTAAATAACACCACTTCAAACTTAAATTATTTTGTAACTAGACACCTTTGAGCATAAATATTTTCAGGCTCAGACATGATAGATTTTACGAATTTAACACTCATACTCGTCGCGTTAATTACTGGTGTAATCTCACCAATTTTAGTTCATGCTTTTAGGTTTTTTTTAATATCAAAAAAGCCAAAACCAGCGTGCGACGTAAGTAAAAATTTAAAAAATGAAGATTTAATAGCTACAAAGCTATTAAAAATCAGAGAAACATTAAAATCAGACAGAGTTTGGATATGTGAATTTCATAACGGCGGACATACATTCACAGGCAAGAGTATACAGAAATTTTCTCAAACATACGAAGTAGTACAAAGAGGTATTTCTAAAGAAGGTATGAATACTCAAAATTTGCCCACCTCTCTCTTTAGTACATTTTTTAATGCCGTAGCTAGTTCCGGTGAAGTGCATGTATCAGATGTAGAATTTGAAGATAACCCGTTAGTCAATTCACTGAAAAGTTTCTTAGATAACAGGGGAGTTAAAAGTTTTGCTGCTACAATAATAAAAAATATTGAGGGACAAATGATAGGTATCTTGGGTATTGATTTCGTGACTAAAAAAGAACGTTTCAATAAAGAAGAAATATACTCTTTGAAAGATGATGCTAAGATTTTAGCCGGTTATCTAGAAAATCAATAAAACAAGTTGATTTAAAGAAATATACCTTTATTATTCGACATATGCAATCAAAGCCCTACATGTTCGATAAGTTAGATAATTCTCTATCTTTATTTAAAGATCTGTATGCCTCTTCTTCTATTTCAATAAAGCCGCTTATTTCTAGTATATATAAAAGCGGCACCGGCACGGTAGAATATAAAGATTTTTTTAATACAGAAGAAGTGTTAAAATTTTTACATAAGCATGGTAATATTATAGAGACGGTAGAGAGTAAAAATTATAAAAGAACAAAGTCAGAAGACGACTCTTACTCTGTATCAGATTATGACAAACATTATTTATTTTTTTATAAAGATAATTTTATTAGAGTAGATTTGAGTGAAGATATTTCTTTAAATTCAAAAATTAAAGAAAAATGTAATTTGCTATTTTATTACCCTTTAAGTAAAAAGTGTGTAGAGGAAGAATTCTTGCAATTTATTGTAAATAATAATAACCCAAGTGTTTATATTCTTAATCAAGAGTACGGAGATTTTGTATTTTCAAAATTTTCAGTTTCTCTTCCTTCTAAACTAGATATAGAATTAAATTATGGTAAAGGATTTTCCAAATTAAGTGGAAAAATTATAGACTCTATTAATAACAATTTTTCCGGGTTATATATGTTTCATGGACCGCCTGGAACTGGTAAGAGTACATACATTAAATACCTATCTACAGTAATTAAAAAAGATATTATTTTCTTCCCTACATCACTTGTTGGCACTCTTACTGATCCTAATATTATTAATCTATTAATTAAAAAACAAAATTGTGTATTGGTATTAGAAGATGCAGAAAAAGCTATTGTGAAGAGAGAAAATACTCAAGATGCCTCTTTAGTTTCTTCCTTGTTGAACATGACCGATGGTATTTTGGGAGATGTACTTAAACTTAATATTATCGTAACTTATAACTGTCAAAGAACAGAGATAGATGATGCTTTGCTTAGAAGAGGGAGACTTAAAGCAGAACATTCCTTTAATTTGTTATCTAAAGATAACGCTAAGTTGCTTGTCAAAACACTTAACTTAGATGTAGAAGTTAAAGATGATATGTCTCTTGCAGATATATACAATTACAAGAAAGAAGAAGAGCTTATTGGTAAAAAAGATGAGCTAAACAAGCGTCCCGTCATAGGTTTTAGACCGTAGTATCTAGCTTGTTGCAAAAAGAAGTGATAAGATTTATATAATCCTTAGTATTCAATACACCCATAATTTTAGATTCTACTCTCATTGTCCAACCTTCCCAATTTTCTGGATACATATCATGCAAGACTTCATGTATTATTGTTGGTATAATATCTCTTCTTGGATCTATTTTTATACCTTCTTCCCATTCACAAATACCGCACAGTCCCTTCATTTTCTTAAAAGAAAAATGACCTACTGGTTTTTTATCTATACGCTCAATAACACGTCTAAAAAAATACCTCAATTTTTTTCTATCAAAAGCTTTTGGATCTTGATTTTTCATATGATGTAGGGTGTTATATTATTTATGGGTACTAGCATTTATCAAATAAATTATTCTGTAAGAATTACTTACTTAACATCAGGAAAAAATAAGATAAAGAAACAGAAATTTTGCTTGCATTAATCGAGTATAGATACTATCTTTGGACTTAATGAAACTAGCATCTATCGAAATTATTTCTAATATAAAAGCACACTCTAATGCTGATATGTTAGAGTTGGCAACAGTTTTAGGGTGGCAGACTGTAGTAAAGAAGGGTATTCACAAAGAGGGAGATAAAGTTGTATTCATCACAATTGACACCATTGTTCCTCGTTGCCAATGGTCTGAATTTTTAGTAGATCAAAATAACCCTGATAAGCCAATTAGGCTTAAAAATATAAAACTTCGTGGAGAGTATAGCTCAGGGTTGGTTATTCCTTTGAAAGAATTTCCAGATTCTTTTGAGTTGTATAGCGTAGGAACGAATGTTACTGAATTACTTGGTATTCAAAAATATATTAAAGAATTACCAGCAAATATAGCTGGAGAAAATGTAGGTGATTTTCCCACTCATTTGGTGAGCAAGACAGATGAAGATAACGGGTTGAACGACCCTGATATAGTCAAAGAAGTCCTATCCTCCTCTAGTAAGATTACTGTTACTCAAAAGATAGATGGGTCCTCTATAACTATAATTGTAGAAAACGGAACCATTACACAGGTGTGTTCTCGTAATTTGTCTAAAAAAGACACTGGGAAGTCAGCATTCTGGAACACGGCAAGAAAGCTTACCATACCTACAGGGTGGAGTGGGGTAATACAAGGAGAGTTAGCAGGCAACGGTATTCAGAAAAATCCGTTAAAACTCGAAGGATTAGACATATATGTTTTTCAAATCTTAGTAGATCATAATACCTACATGACATATGAGCAGATGCAATCGTTTTGCTGCAATGAGCTTAAGTGCTCTGTTGTTCCTTTAATAGATTGTATAGATACTGCTACTTTAGTGGAACATTACGACAATCCATTGCAAAAACTACAGTCTATAGCTGATTCTCAAACATATGCTAGCGGCTTACCTGCTGAGGGAATCGTTGTAAGGCCTTTAATTTATGCCAAGAGCTTTAAAACTCGTAGACCGACCGGGTTTAAATTAATTAATAGAAATTATAAAGATTAATGTTCCATGAATTTAAAAACCCTATACCTGTTGTAACCCCTATGGGAGAAGGGTATGCAATATACGTTAGAGATGGAGGTACATTCGAGAATGATATATGGGCAGTAGCTTTACAGAAGGGTGGAAAAATATTGCACTTCCGTGTAGACCAGATTAGAATGTATAAAAATTCTACATTCGACATAGACATAGAAACAACTTAACATGAACTTTAAAAAATTACTTTATATCAAAACAAGATTCTTTAACTATAAAACTATACTGTTTTACGGTACTGTATGTGTAAGCTGCATTTGCTTCTACTACTCAAATTCTTGGCTTGTAAACTTCTTATTGTTAGCTAGTATTTTTTATTTTTATTACATGAGTAAGAAATGAAGATAACTTTACCTATAGAAGAGGGATATTTTAATATCACTCCAGATGAATTTTGCGGTTTGTATTGCTGGCTGATAACTCCAGAAATAGATGCAAAATGGAATAAAAATAATCTTTTTTATAGATCTTTAATAGTAGATAGAGAAGGAAATGTATTGTCTTCTGGTTGGCCTAAGTTCTTTAACTATGGAGAGAAACCAGATTGTTATCCAAATCCTGACCAATATAACGATTGGAAATGCGAAGAGAAGAAAGATGGCTCTCTTTTAATTGCTGATTATGTAAACGGTCAATTCTCGATGAGAACTAGAGGTACCGTTACATATGCTACTCAGGAAAACGCAAAAGACTTTGAACTACTTCCTCAAAAGCATCCAAAAGTTGTTGAGTTCTTAAAAGAAAACTCTCATTTAAGTTTGTTATTTGAGATTGTTACACCTAGTAATGTAATTGTAATTAGACCAAAAGAGGTAGATTTTTTTCTTTTAGGAGCAATTGATAAAAACAATATGTCTGTGATTTCATCTGCAGAGTTATCAGAGATAAGGAATAAGGTTGGTCAAATTGCTGTACCCAGGGTTTATACTTTTAGTGTTTTGTCTGACTTATCTAAAGTATACCAACATATTAAAACCTGGAAAGGTGAGGAAGGTATTGTAATTTCCTACAACAATGGTCAAAACAGAATTAAGCTCAAGACAGATTGGTACTGCTTTATTCATAGAGTTAAATCGCAACTCAGTTCTACTAAAAACCTTATTGATTTTTATATAGACAAGGAGATGCCTTCTTATGATAATTTTTATAAAACAATTGAAACGGAATTTGATTATGAAATCGCGGTTCAATTAAAATGGGAATTAGAAAAAATTTGCGAAGCAGGAGACAAAGCAAAAAAATATATCGACCATGTATTGGAAGTAGTACACGATATAAGAACAGTCGAAACCAGAAAAGAACAAGCTGAAATGATTAAAAGAAATTTTAAAGAAAACTCTTCATTTGTATTTTCTGTTTTGGATGGTAAAATACTATCTAAAGAACAGTGGATAAAACTTATAAATCAAAATTATGAAAGCTAAAGAACTCATTGAACAACTACAAAAATTAGATCCAGATACTATTGTGTTAGTGGATGGGTATGAAGATGGGTATGCAATACCGGTTGGAACAAAACAAATGGAAGTATGTGGCCCGTTTAAAAGAGCGTGGTATTACGGGGAATATGATAACTGTAAAGAAGATGATTTACTTAAAACCAAAGCATTTTTAATTCATCGCTAATATGTATTTTAAAAGGTAGAGATTTTTTTGTTGACATTCCTTAAAAATATCTTAATATTGAATATATGAAATCGGAACTAGAACTAAAGCTCGTAGAAAAATATCCAAAAATTCTCAAGGATTATAAGGGCGATATGATGCAAACTTGTATGTCATGGGGGATGGAATGTGACGATGGCTGGTACGATCTTCTTGATAAATGCATGGAGAAACTGCAATATTTCTGCGATCTTTGTTTTTACAGAAGCGGAGTGGAAGTGCAAGTTGTTGCAAGCCAAATTAAAGAAAAGTACGGAACGCTTTCTTTTTATACTAATGTTTACAGTGATAATGATATTGAGAGAGACATTATTGATGATATTATTACGGAAGCAGAAATAAAGTCTGCTCGTACTTGCGAAGTAACAGGTAAAGAGGGAGCAGTTTGCCACCGTGGAGGCTGGTATAGAACTCTATCATATGAACAAGCTAGAAAGGATGGCTATGTAGCTTGTAACGAATCAACAGAGAGATACTGGAAAGAAAAAGACGCGAAAGGAGAAAAAAACGATGATGAATAAAGATATTAACATTTCAAAAAATGTATTTGTTAAAACTACCTGGCTAGTTTGTGGAGTTATTAGCACAGGACTCGGTATTACAGGGTATATGTTACCGGTAATGCCAGGAACAACTTTTATTATAATTGCCCTATATTGTTTTGCTCGTAGTAGCGAGAGATATCATAACTGGCTACTTAATAACAAATATTTTGGGCAAACATTGAGAGATTTTAAAGAAGGTAAAGGAATGACAAAGAAAGCAAAATGGTCAGCTTATACCTGTGTTTTAATTAGTATTTGTATTTCTCTGTTCTTTGCTTCTAACCTGTGGGTGTCCTTGTTTTTAATTGTGTGTCTAGTACTTGCAATTACTTCTATATATAGGCAGAAGACTAGAGTATGATTATTGATATAGACGTTTTAAGCTTATCTAAAGCTACTCAAATCATTAACGGTATACAAGATACCAAACACAATGCATGGATAACAACTGTAGATAAAGAAGATAAACCGGATATAGATATACTATACAGACGTAATCAATCTAGAAAAATACCTCATTGTATAAGATTTTTTGAAGATGTATATGAGGAGAGTACGTTGTTCAAATATAATCAACAAGGAGGACCTACTCAGGAAGATATTGATGTAATAGTAGTTTTTATTAAAAATCTCATTAGTTCAAAAAATACCTATAATCTTGGTATTAATTGTTATGCAGGTGTTTCTCGCTCTAGCGCAGTTTCATTAATAGCTAGAATATTAAACGGGGAAGAAGCTATAGATGCAATATCTAATGCCTATAAAAATAATTTTCAAATGTGGCCTAATATGAGGATCTTACGTCTTGCAGAAAAATATATAGGTAAAGATCTTACAAGAGAAGTAGAAAAATGGAAAAAACAACACGAAAACGAACTTGCACTTCCCCCTACGTTATAATATGCTTAAAGTAAATAACAAGACAGTAAACATAGTTCCTGAAGAAATTATAGAGGCAGTAAAAAAGATTGAAGCGTTTGCTAGAAACACAACAACTCGAGATGATTGGGCTATAGGTGATATAACCTGTAGACGAGGAGCTCAAAGACTTTTGGACAATTATAATAAACTACTAAATAGACAGAGTAAAACAAAACATGAAGACTTTAGTTATACCAGATGTTCACCAGAGAGTACACAACGTTAAAAGTATTCTAGAAGATGAAAAAGATTACGATGAAGTAGTTTTTCTTGGCGATTGGTTTGATTCTTTTTACGAACCACCACACGTTGCATCTTTTGAAGAAACATGCAAATATTTAAAATATCTTGTCACGGAGCATCCAAATAAAGAAAAGTTTATATTTCTTTTAGGTAATCACGATGTTCAGTACATTTATACTAATAATAAAAGTTCTCATAGTTCAATAGAAACTCCCACTCATTATTATTGTTCAGGTTTTTCAAAAAATAAAGCTAAAACATTTAGAAAAGTATTTTTTGACAATAATTTTAAAGATGTTTTTTTTAAGAAAAACTTTAAATTAGCATACAGAACTCAAAATTGGACTTTATCACATGCAGGTGTGAATGAATGCCATATACCTTTTAACAAAGATATAGAATATCTAGTTGATGTAATGGCTCATGAAGCTTGGCAAGACTTTAGACACACCAGTCATCAACATAACTGGATAATGTCTTCGGCAGGATGGGCTAGAGGAGGTACGTATAAAGTTGGTGGATTGCTTTGGCAAGATTGGATACATGAATTTAAAGTGTCACAAATTCTAGGTAAACAAATAGTTGGACACACAGAAATTCCAGCTCCTGCTGTTTTAGGAGAAGGTACTGACGTGGAGTCTTGGAATATTGATACCAAGCAAGACTACGGTATTCTAGTTGATAGTAAGTTTATATCAAAAAATATAGTTATAAAGAGTTGTTCGTAGAGGAATTTCCCTTGTTGCTTTGTATTAACGGTGCTCTCTCAGATCTAGATACAGGTAGCTTGTGGTCTTCTGTCAGCAAATCAAATACACAACAACCAGCAGCTTTAGATAACATGATACACAAATTATTAACTGCAACTCTAACACCTTCATCCTTTACATACTCTTTACCTCTAAAGGTTGATTTATAGCTACTAGAAATCGTAGTGGCAAGATTATAATTTTTAAAAAAACGTGCAAAAATACTAACCCCAAATTTTGCTTGCATCTCAAACATTATACTAGCAAATGCATCTGTAGCTCTTAAGAAATTAAATCCAACACGGGACCAAGCCTCACTATCATCTCTATTACCGAGAAGTTCACCTTTGGCATTATCTTTTACACATACAAAGAGATTATTTGAGCTATCTCTTACTAAATCTAACTTATTATAAGTATATGTAGCGCCGTAAAGAGGTACACTACTAGCAGCAACTTCAAGTTTAGTTTTTTTATCTATAATCTCAGTAGTAGTGATATCTGAAGGACTACCATCATACCTGTTAATAGTTACAGTATAGTCTTTTAAATCGTATATATTTGGAGGAAAAATTTTTATTTTTAAAGAATAATTTGCAGTATTATCTCTTTCTAGAGCACTACCTGCTTTTATATAACTTATAGTTGATATTCCATTAGTATTGCTGACTTCTGTAATACGTACTCTTCCACCTATATCATTAAATTTATTGTTTTCAAAAACTTCAATAATATCTCCGACAACGTAATTTCCAAAATCTTTAAACCTGTTATATTGAGACTCTGGCATATACTGAGGATCTAAAGTAATTGTGACTTTATTATTTACTCTTACCGCAGCTGCGCCTGAAATTAATGTTGGTAAATATGAATTGTAAAAATTTCTACCTTTATTTTTAATCCATACTCTTGCTAAATTATGTATTTTGTGGTTCAATATAGAGAAAGTAGCTGTCGTTACATCGTCAGGACTTGTTTTATCAAAATAAAGAGATCCTCTATAACCTAGAGCATCCATAGTGATCTTTCTCATAGCTACTGCAAACCCAGTCGTTACAGTTCCATCTAATACATCCCATTCTAGTTTATTTACTCCATAGAAAAAACATCTATAAAACTCGTAAGGAATTATAGATAGTAATGATAATCTATAACCAAGATCGTAGCCGAGATAATCTGGGTTACCTGAATCTTTTATTACGTCATTGTAGTAATAATTCCACGCGTCTAGTGTTATCTCTATACCCTTATAACCTACAATGGCTGCTCCAAACCCAAATACAGAAGTATCTACCACTAAAATTACCATCTTATTATTAAATTCTTTAGAACTATAAGATATAGGTTGAATGTTATTATTAGATAATAAATTATAAGCGTATATTTCATCTAGCATATCAACAAGAGTAAATAATTTTATATATTCATTAAGGGTACGAGTATCTTCAGGAATAGCTAAAACTACATGTGTACCTTCTAGTGCATATCTACTGTAAGTGTTGTTACTATAGCATTTAAAATTATATCTAATTTTTCTGTTATTAAAAAAATTAGATCCTCTAGTAACAGCGTTGCTATAAGAAGTACTTTCAATTACAGATTTATTAAGTGCTATAGAAGAATTCAAATCAACATATAGTTTATTTGCTGCGTCATCAGCTTCTACAGGACTTTTTACACCTGTAACAGTATTACCTTTAAAATCAGCTTTACCGTCAGCATTAATATAAAGTCTAGTTTGATTTTGTGTTACGAGAAGTATACCTGATCTAGAATCTAAATTTTGAGATTCAATCACCACTTCTCCTATTTCGTTCGATAATTTTAATTTACCTGCGGTCGCAGTAGTAGAATATCCACCTCTTCTATATATACCTGCATCACCGTCAATACCCTTCCACTTCATTATTCTTAGCCCATAATCGCTAGTGTCAGTGGATCCCAAATTTACATCAGAGATTAAATCAATGTAAGCATGGGTTGAAGCATTATTTTTACCAGAAACTCTACCAGCTCCTACCTCTAATCTTACATCTCCTGTCGAATCTTCTTTGCTTTTCAACTCTAAATACTCTCCTAATGTAACTTTATTAGAGCTATCAATTTTTAAAGCCCCGTCTTTTAAATTTAAACTATAATTATTACTATTAATATCAGTTGGCAATATATCTAATACCTCCCGCCAATTATTAGTATTCCCTTCAGTATTATAATAATACAAAACAAACCTAGCAGAAGCACCGTCTTTAGCTCCTCTAGTACCCATCCAGTATCTTTCACTATTTAAATCATCACCAAAAATAAGCCTATTTGCATTCCACTGATCTGTTCTATTTCCTCTTATTCTAATTACTGCTTCCCCGGATATACTTGAAGGTGAACCTGAATCAACATAAAGGTCATTATATATAGATGTAGAGTCAGATGTTATAGCCAGACGAGTACTCACTTCGTCAGCGAGTACACCGTTAGCAGATTTTATACCTCTTATTGAAAATCTTGTATCATCTCCGTCATCATGAAAATCTAGAGCTAGATGATATGCATTATCTCCTCCAATTTGTCTAAGATAAGCCCAGTCATTACTAGACCCCGCAGGTGCTAGAGCTAGATATGTATTTGTTCTATGTGTCTCCTCTACAATATCTTTTTGATATGTTGAAGTAGTACCTGTTAAGGTTATAGCACCTACTCCTGTGCTTTCTAATACAGATTCTGATAATATATTTGTTCCTTCAACTTTAACACCATTTACAAAATTAAATGTATACCCGTTTTCGCCTTTTATGTCTAAAGTGTTTGTGGAAGAGCTCCACCCAATATAACCTGCTCTGGTACCGTTAGGTAGATTAAAAGCTATATAACCAGGGAGTGAAGTGTTGCCAGTATTTAATGATACAAAGCCTGTAGAGATATTTTGTCTTACGCTAAGATTACCAGACATAGTGGCGCCTGACTTTTGGACGTAGTCACTAGAAAGCTTTGTTGAGTTACCTATATAGGTATCAAAATTATTTGCATTAATAATTTCATATGCAACATTACCCAACGACCAACCGCCAATTTTAAATTTATTATCTGTATCAAGACCTAGTCTTACAGCATAATGCATTGGTCTATGAAAAGTCATATAAGCTGCATCTGACGTACTTGCAGCTGGTAATTTAGTAATTGTTTTATTTGTCCATCCTGTTACCAACCAAGGGTATTGTTCCGTACTAGTTATTTGCTGATTAAAAGTCGGATCGGTAGTATCAGTATACCTCCACTGGCCAGTTCCAGGAGAATAGGCTATAACATGTCTAGCTGGCAATTCCTGTGACGTATATGTATTTCTTCCGCCGGTAATCTTATATGGGAAAAGAACTATAATATTCCCTCCTATATTTACACTAACATAAGCTGCATCATCCTTACTACTATCTGCTCTAATATCGATAGATACTCCCTCAATGCCCTGATTTACATTTATACCTCCTGTTGTACCCTTTACATTTAGAGTACCAGTTATAGTATCTCCAGCCCTATTAATTTTATTAGCTATTTCCCCGGTCGCAATTTTATTAGCTATTGTAGCTATGGAAGCATCGGTAAAATGCTCAATAAATACTGAACCATCTGCCAATTTTGATCTTGTTACTGCGTCGTCTTTTAAATTAGCAGTCTCTATACCACCAGGTGCTATATTATAAGAATTTATAGAATACCATGCTATTTGACCAGGTTCCGAAGGCTGGTTGACAGCTCCAGAAAGGGACTTTGTTTGTATTTTAGATGAATCTAAAGCTTGTAGTCTACCTATTGGTATGGAGTTAGGTGCTAATTGGCTAGCAAATCTTGAATCCTTAATATAGTTTACCAAGGTTTGTGCGTAAATTGTTCTGCTAGCAGGTGCTATTGTATTATATAGTGAGTTAATTCCTGCTGAATCTGAGTTTACAACATTTAACGAAATAGTTGACGGCATAATATTACTTATTATAGTTTATTTCTTTTACAATAATTATAAATCTTAGTATGGAAGAAAATGAACGCGTTATACGTAAGCTAAAGATTACTATAGAAAGAGCAAGAACTCTTGCAGAGGCATATTTGAGACAAACAAACGAACGTCCTAATTTTGGAGGACTTACTCAAAACACCTATAGCGGTATTATTGATCATCTTAAAAAAGCGGAGGAATTGATTAATGGGTAAAGGATCTAAATGGAGAGAGACGGATTACAAGAAGTACTATGAAAATTGGGAAAAAATTAAATCTTCTAAAGAAAATAATACTGTTAAAGAACAAATAACCAAAAAGAACGGAAAAACTACTTACAATTACAAATAGTAATAAATATCTTAATGAAGTTTAGCTTCTCTAAATTATTTGAATCACTATTAAAAGAAGTAGCAGTAAAAAATATTGGTATTTTTCCGGGAAAGTTTAAACCACCGCACAAAGGTCATTTCAAAACCTGTGAAGTTGCATCAAAAGAAAACGATGTTGTTTTAGTATTAATATCAAATAAAGAACACGAAGGGTATACCCCAGAGCACTCGTTTAATATATGGAATATTTATAAAAAATATCTTCCTAACATTATACCGTTTATAACTACTCCAACACCAGTGCTTGGAACATACGACGTTGCAGCATTATTAAATAGTGGAGATGTTGAAAGCTTTCAGGTAAAAACTAACGTTAAAGAACTTATTCAAAATTCTAGAGTTATTGAATCTTTTTTAAATGTAGGAAATAGTATAAAATTAAATTTATATTCTTCTCCAGAAGATCAGGATAGATACTCCAGAATTCTTAAAGCACCGTTTATGGGTAAAAACGTACTAGACATTACTTTCAAGCCTGTAGATAGACTTACTAGTGCAACTCAATTTAGAGATGCAATTAAAAATAAAAAAGATCTAACTAGCTTTCTACCAGAAGTTATATCTAAGGATGATAAGCTAAATATAATAAAACTTTTACAATGATTAACTTTAGAAAATATCTATATCTTGAAAATTGTGTATTATTGGAAAACCTTAATACTACTAAACAAATGGAGTTACATTTAACTCACATTGAAGATCTAGCCATAGAGCAAGGCAAGAGCGGTTTCAATAAGTTTGTAGATACAGTAAATTTAATAGTAAAAAAACTTAAGGGTCAGGATTCGGAAATAGACATTAATGCTAAGATTGATGGGTCTCCTGCCTTGTTGTTTGGCAATGATCCTAGAAAAGAATATAAAAATCAATTTTTTATAGCGTTAAAATATGTAGTTGATCCGGCGAGAGGTATTATAAAAGAAGGCGCCAAGTTACTGCACAGTGAACAAGAGATACAAGCCTATTATGGGGATAGACCTAGCTTTGCACAAAAGCTTAAAAACCTATTTACTGAACTTAACAGAGCATACGATAAGTCAGGTACAATATACCAGTGTGATGTTTTATACGCTGCAGAAGAAGATAAAACAGTTCAGCAAATAGACGGTGAAGACTATGTGGTGTTTAAACCAAACGTTATAGCTTATGCAATACCTGTAGATATTTCTAGTGATACTTATAATCTAGTTAACAACAGTACAGTTGGAATTGTAGTGCATGATTCTTTTAAGGGTACTCCTCAAGATAATTACATAACGCTTACCCAGAAGACTAGAAGAGTAGACTCTATTGTAGATTCAGGAAAAAGAGCTGACGTATTCATTATGGGTGCTAACTTTAAGCAAGCTAAGGTAGATGTTGAAGATGGCTCTGTCAATGAAATAGAAAGATTGTTAAATGATTGTAGAAATCAGCTTAGTTTAATTGAAGATATTTTTGATAATGAATACGTTCAAAGTCAAGCAATGGAGTATCTTAAAATATATATCAATAAACAAATTGATTTACCAGACGGTGGTATATTCGGTAGAGAGTTTTCTGATAAAGATTTACAGAAATTTATTAAAGGATTTAAATCTTTTATTGAAAAGAGATTTAATATAGAAATAGGTAAGAAAAAGACGCAAAAAGGTAGAGAGAGTCAACAATTAAAATTAGATTCTTTAATAAATTTTATAGAGCAGAATAGTACTAGTCTATTCGGTCTACTAAAGTTATTTTCTATAATGATAAAAGTTAAAAGGGTATTACTGGTATTAGTGGAGAAGCTTTCATCTTCATTAAAAAAAGTTTTCTTTCTTAACGCTGATGGATCCTTAGTAGCTACAAAAGGTGAGGGACATGTTGTCTTTAACGGTCCAACTCACGTCAAGATAGTGGATAGAATGGAATTTACGAAGGTAAACAGATCTAGAGGCGGTCAAAGATAGTTGTTGCACGTCTAGAAAATTCCTCTATTATGGGGGCATGAACATTGATCTAGACAATACAGACTTCGTCTCAATTGAAAGCGTAAAGATTCCGGACGCGTTTTATAAGCGCTTTAAAACTAATGTAGAAGTTGTAGATAGTTTGTTTGGAGGTAATGGTTTTTTGCCAGGATCTACTTTTACTCTCGCTGGAGGACATGGATCAGGTAAATCTACATTCCTCTTGCAGGTCTGTTCTCTTGTTGCAAGCCAAGGCAAAAAAGTAGCTTATATCTCCGGAGAAGAGAGTATTGTTCAAATTTCCTTTAATAGTAAAAGACTAAACGTTTCTGGAATTAAAGTATCTAACCTCAAAGACATTGATGATATTTGCGATCAAATCGTAAGGAACAAATTTGATTTTGTAATTATAGATTCCTTCCCAACTCTGAATGTTAAGAAGAAACTTACATCAAAGAAGAAAGAAGAATATATTGTTCAAAAGATTTGTTCGACAGCTAAGAAGAATGACATAGTCATTGGCGTCATCCAGCATGTTACTAAATCAGGTGTATACAAGGGGTCCACAGTTCTTCCTCACTCAGTAGACATTACAGTTAAAATGCAACGAAACGAGGACGATCCTGAAAATATTAACTCCAGAGACATTATCGCAACTAAAAATCGATTTGGGTCTACATCTTTTATATCTATTAATATGAAAGAAAACGGTTTTGATTTTCTTGAAGCGTCTAAGCCAGAAAAGAAAGACCCGCTTCATAACGTAAAAGTTATTACAATGCAAGAAGCTACCAAGCTATTCGGTACATACTATCGAGCTACAAAGTACTTGAATGATAGCGGGTTTAAGAAAGACGAAAAAGGAGTATTCTCTAGAAAGTAATCTAGTATTGCTCTTCTTTTTCTAGATCAACTAAATTACCTTGCTCATCATAAACAGGACCTCTTGGACTTGTAGGCTCTGGTCCCATCATTTCTTTGCCTGATCTGTTATCTTGAGCGGGTATATCTTCTCTAGAGTAAGCTTGACCTGTTGAAGTATTTGCAATTTCATTCTGCCCTGCTTCAATTGCATTCTTTAGTCCCTCAGCATTATCTGGTGTAGAAAAGTACTCCACCATTTTCTTCTTTACCTCTGGAGCTATATCCTTAGAAGAGTTAATTGCGTTTACAATAAGATTTAAGTAAACGTTTTGATTTTGTTGTTCTTTTACTAGTTTATAATTTTCAAAAATTAATTTGATGTCTTTGTTCATAATATATTATTTATAGCATTGCCATTGGCATTTTTGGTTGCATAGGAGCTACTTGCTGGGTTTGTACAGCTGGTGTTTGAGTCATAGCAGATGGTGTAGGTACAGCACCGGCACCGCCTTGTCCCATCTTAGTCATTAAGATAGACTTTAAGGTATTTTTAATATCTAGTGGTAAGTCCCTACTTTTATCGACAGCAGATAAGAGTTTATCAAGATTAACAGTTTCATTTCCTATCTTAGCAACTCTTTGTTCCTTTAGATGTATATAGTTACTAAAAATAGTTTTTGAATCTTTGTTCATACTAGTATTTATTAACTTGCATATAATAAAATACAATTTAAAATATAAATACAATTAAGGGTGAGCGCCAGAGCGGGAGAGCTGGAGCAGACTGTAAATCTGCCGTCATAGACTGAGTGCGTTCGAATCGCTCCTCACCCACCATTAACGGGGTAGCTCAATTGGTAGAGCAGCGGTCTCCAAAACCGCGTGTTGAAGGTTCAAGTCCTTTTCCCGTTGCCATCTTTTTTTTATTGACTTTCTCTATTTTTATTCTACAATAGAATCATATCAAATGAGCAGAAAATCTAAATTCGTATATCTTGTTTACTGTAACAGGGAAGACCAAAAGTTAGTTTATGGTGTCTATAATAAAAAACAAGATGCAGTTAGGTATGCTGTAGATCTCATTAGATACAGGAGAGAGAGAGCTCAACAAAGGGGTTGGAAATTTGACTACTATCACTTTCATCCCTTACCTTCAAAATTCAGTATACAGAGAAGTAATGATAAAGACTGCTTTGATTATAGAGAGCATACGGTTTTTACAGCTTGTCTTAAAATAGAAGATACATCTGAATTTAGTGATAACGGCTGTGTCGTTAGAGTTATAAGAAATATAGTTAATTAGCGCCTGTAGCTTAAGGTAGAGCAGGCCGGCTTATAACCGGTCGGATAGATAATCCCCAGGTCTCGGTTCAAGTCCGAGCAGGCGCATTTTTACATACAATATCCAGATACTGTATTCATTGCTTGTCTGATGGCCATCCACATATCTAGGTACTTGTAAGTGGATAATCTCCCTACGAATAAAACATCTCTCTCTTTATCTGCTAGTTGTTTATATTGCTTATATACCTCTTGTCCATTGCCAAAAGGTATTGGATAAAAGGGAATATCATTAATACCACATTCTTTAGAAAACTCTTCTGTAATTATAGTAGGTCCTTCGTGGTGTTTGGAAAAATAACTATGATCATAAATTCTCGTTGATTTATTAGTTAAGTTATTTTGATTTATTATTGCATATTTTTGTTTTTCGCTAGTAAATGTATGTCTAAGCTCTAAAGACCTATAAGGTAATCTACCATAAATGTAATTGAAGTACTCATCGATTTTACCCGTAAAGACTGTAAGGTCTGATTCAAATTTTTTCCACTCATTTACTCCTACACCTAGCTCTACCTTTATTCCTTCAAGCATATTTTGCATCATATAGGTGTACCCTTTGAGGGGTAAGCATTGATACTTCTCTCCCTCATACCATGTAGGATCTTCACAGTCTTTAGTTTTGGGCACTCTTCCTGTTATTGAATTAGGAATAGAGCTAAAAGGTACACCCCATTGTTTCTCGGAATAATCTTTAAAAATAACATCCACAATCTCTTCTTGAGATAATTCTCTTCCTATTTCCTTAACGGTTTTCTTACTATAAGGTAATGATATTAAACCAATTTTTGTATTACCTTTAGGTTTATTACTATAATCAAACCACTCTGTGTACCTGCTTAAAAAACTATACACTTGCTCATCGTTAGTATGAAATAAATGAGGACCATAATTATGCACTAAAGTTCCAGATATATTTGAATCATAACAATTACCACCTATATGAGTTCTATTATCAAAAACTGTCACATCATGTCCCATATCTTTTAATAATATGGCTGATGTTATACCGGATAACCCACAGCCTACAATTTTTACTTTCATTTTTATTATTTACCTTTTAAAAATAAAAATTCTCTTGATAAAATAAAAAGTACCGCCATAATGTAGGTATGATTAAGAGCAAGATTACCTGCTTTAAGATGCCATGGACTTTTAAATTCTCCGATGACAGAGAGAATTGGTACCTCAAAAGAGAAGAATACTTTAGCTACAACTCTCATAAAACTGGAGAAAAAGCTGCTGAAGAAGCTTTCCATCTCACAAACTGTCCTATAGAGTCTTTAGAAAACAAACACTTGCTCAAGCTAGTACAGAAATTTCATGGACCGTCTCTATCTGTAGGTGACATAGTTAAAGTAGATAGATATATGCGACAGACCGGCGACAACCATATACCTGAATATTACCTGTGTAAATCTATAGGCTGGGAAAAATTTGAAGAAGATATAATTGAACTAAATAAATATCTCGTGTAGTTTGTGTTGGTTCCCGATGAGCCAACGGGATTGGGAATGCCCGGTCGACCACAAAATCGGAAATTGTTCTTTGCCAGAGGCAAGAAACCTACAGAGGCTTCACCGGTGAGCCAGTATAGCAAATCAGCGGTATTTTTTATGTTTAACAAAAATGTTGATAGAATTCTTATACACGAGCAAACGATATTATCTCGTCTTGATCAGTTAGGAGATGATATTACGAGAGATTACGAAGGTAAAGAATTAACAATTGTTGCTATTTTAAATGGTAGTTTAATTTTTATGGCCGATCTCTTAAGAAGAATTCGCATACCTTTAAAAGTTGATTGTTGGAGTGTTTCAAGCTATCATGGAGTTAAATCTACTGGTACAATTAATTTTAGGCAACAAACGATATCAGATGTCGACAATAGATATGTATTGCTTCTTGATGATATTTTAGATTCAGGTCTTACACTTAAAACAATAAAAGATAAACTCATTAATGAAACAAAGACCATAGAAGTTAAAACTTGCGTGCTTCTTAATAAAAATGTAAAAAGAGCTGTAGAGGTAGAGGCAGATTACAAGGGGTTTGATATTGGAGGAGAATTTGTTGTAGGTTATGGTCTCGATTATAATGAGCACTATAGAAATTTACCTTACATAGGAGTATATAAGGAATAAATATTTTTGATTTTTTAGGCTTCACCTGTGAGCCATATGGTAAAACACAGGTAATGATCTTTGATAATTTAGCAGACCCGCCATGCCTCTCACTTGCAATGAGTAGTTTCCGAAGTACAAGGCAACGAAGGAAGTTGATGCACACTTTGGCGGGTGTTTTTAAAAACTGGAATGTTAGCTTAGAGGCAGCTATCATCTAAGGAGTGGAACTGGACGTGGAGAACTGGTAATTCGTATGGACACAATTCAAATAAGCCATACATCCTATTTATAGGTACGGAGATGACCGTGAATTGC